CCTTACCAACGACCGAAGCACCACCAGCGGTGGTGTTGTCGCCAGCAAACGAGTGCGAAAGAGCGACAGCGGACTGTCCACCTGTACGGCTAACACCGACGAGGAGGATCTTATCGTTTGAGCTTCCAGAGAACTGGTTCAAACGACGAGCGTGATAACCAGTGCCCACGGACGGATCAGCAGCAAGATCACCAGCACCGTTAACACCCGAGACGACAAGAGCCGAAAGGTTGTCAAGGTTCACACCGTCAGAGTTGGCGACAGTAATTTCACCAATAACGTAAGTCGAGGTACCCGAAACAAGATCAGGGTCACGACGAAGGGTCTTAACATCATCAGCCGATTCGTTCCCACCGAACGTACCCGACGAAATAATGGTAATACCAGTTATGGATCCAGTCGGGCTTGAGAAGCCATTTCCTAGATTGTAAAAGCTTTTCTCTCCGTCAGCATCAGCAAGGCTTGCACCACTAAGAATTTGACGACCGACACGGCCTTGACCATAAATGGATTGATCACCTGTAGCACCAAGGCGGTGGGTACTTCCACTACCATCAATGCCACCCATCCCGCTATCGGGACTGTAGACGAAATCCATGAAAAAGATGAGTCCACTTGGGAGGCTCATCGGTTGCACAGAAACGAGGTCCTGAGCGAGTAACCCACCGAATACACGGCGTACTATTGGGAATGCGACAGAAGCAAATCCTTCGACGTCACCTGCTTGCATAGTTGTAGATTCTTTGAGAAGCTGTGCAGCCTGGTTTTCCAATAGACGGGCCATATTGGTACGATTAGTATCGTTAAGCCCCTCTAGAAGACCAGTTTGCTCCCACTTCCCAAGAAGAGCTTCACCTTCTTGAGCAAGAGAACGCTGACGAATTCCTTCCGTCAATGTTTCAATTACAGACATTTGTTTTTCTCCTTTAATTTATCTGTTTAATTTTCGTTAATACCTGCGAGCGTAGCCCAGCGATTTAAAACAGGACTTTTATCGGTGGCTTCTGCCGGCTGGCGTCCACTAAGAATAACAGATGATCTTTTTGACACAGCTTCAGACAACGATTGTGGGGCTTTCTTAGAAGAATTACCCGCCATTGTCTTTTGAAGAGTTTCAAATAACATCTCCGCTTCTTCCACCGACCGTGATTTTCCGACCATCTCAACAATTTTATTTTTTTGTTGCTCATTCAGGGAGGGATCTTGCAAAACACGATTCGCATATAGTAACCTAGCGTTGGAGAGGTTTACCTCTTCCAAACGATTCTTAACTTTTGATAATAAATTTCTTAATTTCTTGTTCTCTTTGTTTAGAGACTCATTTTTTAACTCAAGGCGGTCAGTTTTATACTCAATGCCTTCAAGGTCTTTCTTGTCAACACCATCAGTCGAAGCAGATGCCACATAGACACCTTCTTCTTCCTCTTGTTCGGCGACTTCATCTTCATCATACTCTGCGACCATTGCTTGGTCTTCTTTGGGAATGTCAATAGTCAACATCTCTTTGAATACGTCCACAAGATGACTTTCGTCTAACTCTATCTCATCGTCCCGGTTGCCTGGAGCGTCTAGTTCTGGTTCCATGTCCAAATCAAGACCGACTTCATCAGCGATCTCTTCTCTGTCCATCTCAAAATCTGTTTCCTCGGGATCTTGTTCGGCGTCGGCAGCAGCGATGATTTGATCGAGGTCAACCACCACTATATCTTCGTCTGAGACGGATGGGTCATGTGCCATAGGTACTTCTAGTTCGGCGTCGGCGTCAAGTCCTGTCTCGTCGCCCATTGCAAGATCGTCTTCATCTTGCTCCAGAATAGATTGCATTGCTTTTTCTACTTCTGAAGAATATTTTTCTATAACCGCCGTCTCGGCGCTCTTTAACGCAGCTTCACGAAGTTGTCCTGCGTCCAAAATGGCCTGCTCTAGCATAGAATTAGACATAAATTGCTCCCCTTAAGATGGCAGTTAATCAAAATAAATAGTTGTGAGCAATACAAATAGCCACTTTGGATTAAAATTAGGTAGAAATACCTGATCCGGTCAAGGTCAGCATTTCGCCAGAGGCAATGTTTGTGAGTTCTGCATAGATTTCATATCTAGTATTCCCACCATATGGCTGAGAGATAAAAACATCTTTCATTCTACCATTTAAGGTGATCTCATTGCTTCCAGTAAGTCCGCCAGGAGTTGCTGCCCCTGAAACAGTAATAAAGTGATGTGTGGTTTCGGGCGTGTTCATAGATGCCGTTGCTTGGAAGCTAACTCGGAGGGCATGGGCACCGTGATTGATTACCGTGACAGATTTTGCGACTTGAGGGAACGTGTGTCTCTCTTCTTGTCCTTCAACAAGAGCCTCAGAACCTGAAAAATATGGCAATCCCGCCATCTGGTACGACCCAACGTTGTTAAGCCCTGGAGTTCCGTATGTGTAATTCCTGGTCATTATCTTCTCCCTCGAGTTTTACGATTAACTCGTTTTCCGCTTGGTTTAAGTAGTTCTGATCTATCTTTATTTACCTTATCAATTAATCTTTGTCGGTCAGCACGAGCCGCTGCCTTTATAACGGATGGTTTCGTGTAGTGTGTTCTGGACCTGAATTCTTCAACAATTCCATCTTTTTTTACTTTTTTGATAAATTTGCGGATCATCCTATCGTTGTTTCCGCCACATTCATCAGCAGTAACGGTGACGCACCCACTAACTCTTTTTGAAAAATTACTATTTTTTTGCCTTCTCATTTTTACTACTTTCTTATTTTAGTTTGGATACGACTGATCCCCAGTTTCGCATCCCTGGTAAATTGTTTATATTAACACCTGGGTCCCCAGGGGCTTGTCCGGACATTGCGCCCCGTCCGTCGGCAGAGGGAATGGGGCTTGTTCCTTCAAAGAGTTCAGGATTAGAAAATTTACTTTTGATATCATCATAACCATTGTTTCCAATAGCTGAGAGGACTTGTTTCTTTATTTCCGTCACCTGTGAAGAAGCTCTTGTGTTTTGCTGAGGTTGTCTAGGTTGGTGTTTGGACTCTTGGACCAAAGATGACCCTTGAAGACCTTGTGCAACTTCTGTGATAATGCCTGAAAGAACACCCTCTTCGAAGATTACTTCTTTCACGCACTCTTTAATAATATTTTTGAGTTCAGATTTTTTCATTGTTCTCTTTCTTGCGGGTTACGCACCTATTATATAGTACACATAAATATCCAAAGCGCCAGCGTCAAGGCTGTTCAACATCCCACTACCGTCATCAAAGACGTGGATTTTAGCAGTGAGTGCCTCCGTTAATTTAGTGGATGCGGCTGCCAGAGGAGATACCTCACTGACGGCGGCTACATACGGGGCAGAAGTTGCGCCGGTTCGTTCAATGTTGGCCTGACTCGCAAAGTCAAAGACTTTACCACTAGCGTTATACAGCCCAAGGTCAACTACAGCCATTGCCTCTGAACCGTCATCGCCGGCAGCGAAGGTTTGTGTACAATCAAAAACATATTTGGTTAATATCGCATTGTCTGGTATGGTTACACCAAGAGATACCGGTCCAGCCGACCGAGCATAATCGTTACTATCCACAGTAATCTTGGCAACTCTTTCCACAACTGCCCATACGCCGTCGCTTGCTTCCGATGTTACAGAGGCATCTAAAAGATTTAGCTCAGCAGGAGTACTAGTAATTGCTGTCCCAGCTACAGTTATTGATCCAGAAGCTTTTATATCTTTGGTTATTACGTCCCCAAGAAATGTAGCACCGGCTGAAGAAGACATTACCGTGCCACGAATCTCGCCGTTAACATCTAGTTCGACGTCAGGGTTATTCTTTCCGATTCCAATATGCCCGTTCGCTCCTTCAATAGTAAGCCTATTTCTAAACCCATTATTGCTTGAATCAGTAGCAATCTGGAATGGGCGCAAACTAGAGCTTTGAGCATTTGGACAAAAGGTTGATAAAAACAAAGCATTTGCTATAGACCCAGTGAACGTAGCGCCTGCATCACCTTCCATGGCAATTGATGCAAGACGATTGTTGCGAGAATTAGAATTTTGCCCATCCTGATACCAGTCTATATATGGATTATCGTTTTCTCCGCTGTTGTCACTGTCGGCGGCAAGGCGGATTCCAACATCGGCTGTTCCCTGTAGCCGAATGACCGCCTCAACTCCGGTTCTCTCCTGTATATCAATAGTATGCTGAGGTCCGGAAGTTCCTACGCCAATACGATTAGAACTACCATCAATAAAAAACATATGATCGGCGTTATTGCTCTCCACTCGGAAATCTTTATCTGCACTTGATTCGTTAAATACAGCAGCGCCATCAAAGTTACTATTGCCAAGAACGTCTAAGGTTCCTGTCACTTGATGTAAATCGCCAGAACTATTCCCTATTTTAGAGTCACCGTCAGCCTCTAGTCTAATTGCGAAACCCTGTCCGCCGCTACCACTTGCACCAAAGCCACCCATCTTTAATCGTCGTCCCCGAGCACATCATTAAGCGCACGATTAATTCGATCAGCCTTTGTCAGGTGGGTCTTCACTTGGCTTTCGGCAACCAAGAATGCACCTGTGGTGCTTGGTTCAGAAACCAAATCAAAACAGAGAAGTTGAAAGTCATCTTCTACCATAGTGGTGCTACCCTCTTGACGAGTTGAGCCTAGTCCACGGCTAGAAATGCCTAATTGAACTCCGCCATCAACCAACTGCCTAGCTATCTGTCCGGCGGGAGTATTGAGAATCTTCATCTTTCCCATGACATCATCGCCTTTCCACCACACTTCGGTCATCACATGACTAGCGTTCTTAAGCTCCACAACTGAGGTGTCTGGGTGGTCTAGTTCCCCAATGGCCCTGCCTTCTTTGACAAGTTTTTCGTAGTTCTTTATTTCTCGTTCCAGAATGGGACGAGGATAGACTCTACCGTTACCGTTCTTTGCTTCAGCGCACTGAATCTTGCCAGCCACGATAAGGTGAGTACCATCCCGATTACCGTTACGTTCTTCTTCGGTGAGAAGATCATCACTGTAATCTAGGTTCATAAACTCTTGTAATACATATTTCTTAGTCATTTTTATCTCCTTTTAGTGCGGGCGCTACCCGCACGATACTGCTACCCCTGCAACAGTTTGTTACTGGTCTTAGCATCCATTTTTGAGTCCACACACTCTTTAGCTCTGTATTCATGTTGGAATCCTCCATCCGAGATGAGCATACATAACACATATGATGTTCCAGAAGATAAACACCCCAACAAGAGAGCGTTTACAAAAGAAACGTCAAAGGTAAATAGTTTGCTAAAAGGGTTTAGGAGCAAAAGAAGGACCCCAGACCAAAACCCCACACACATAGGACAGTGAAAAAAATAATTACTTGGACGCCACGGTTCAAGTATTTTTGAAAATGTTAAAATTTGTGTCAATCCATACGCACAAAGTATGAAATATAATAAGTCCACAATTTTCCTATCTAGTACAAATAGCCGTAGCCGACAAAGCTATATGGAGTTTCAATAGAACTCGCTCTGCCGTATGGAGTTTCCTCTGTGGGGGTAACATCTCCAAGTTCCGTTGTCTCTGCCTCATCGGGGTCGGTAAATCTGTCTTCAATATCTTTGTCATACTGTTTTGCTTTAATCTCTTCCCCAAGACTCTGTTTAACAAACTTTTCAATTTCTAGGAGTGCAACTTGTACAGGATCTACGCCTTCTGGTCCATCCCCGTAAAGTGCTTCTAAGACACCAAACTTCAAACCGCCTTGGATGAATGTGTGTTCAATTACGCCACCCTTTTCCAGTGAAGCCATAAGATCTCTCTGGTAACTATAAATGTTAGAATTGTCTCCAGTATACATTTTAGGTATAGCCGAAATACTCTTAGCTGATGGAGATATTACAATATCCATTTTTTCGTGGTCGGTTATCAAATAATTTCCGGAAAGAGTTTTTCGTATCTGAAGCTCAACCTGAGCTTGAATTGGCTTTTTCTCTTCTGGTTTACTTATTTTAATCTTTATCGACATCAGGTTTGTACTCATTTACTAAATTTTGAAGTTTAAGAACTTTCTTCAGGTCTTTTTCGTTGAACCTGGAAACATTAAAGTTTTCTATCTGCTCGATAACAAGTCTGGTATTAGCTGTCATTTGTTCATCGTCTTTTATGTCTTCAGACAAAAGAGAACTTGTCACACCGTCTTTTATTCTTTGTAATTCTTTAACTAGAAAAAGCTGGAAGTCCGCCACGTTATCCCCTAAAGACAGAATGTATTTGTTTAGAAGATCTCGTTGTTCGGGAAGCAGGTTTGAGTATTTATCATTAAAATTATTGACAAATGTTTTTACCACAAGAGTGTCAACAGGCTTCATGTCTTCGTTTTGTTCGTTATTCTTTCCAGAAAGAGTTTCTAAAATTTCTTGTTCTAGTAGAACCCTTGTTTTCAAAGGTGTATTTTTATTGAAAAGCTGATACACAGTAGCATAACTTTTATAGTTTGGAACAAAATTAGAAAAAGTTGATGTTCCAAGATCAGTGTTAACTTGCTTGATTAATCTACTCTGCTCATTGAATATTTCTTTTTTGTCTAGGTCGCTGTGTTGCCTAGACGCCAAGAAAATAACTTTTTCTGCGGTATACTTGTCAAGTGCATCTTCTTTTATAAGTGCTTTGTAGCAACCTAATTCCTTAGAAAGGTTTGTACCCTGTTTGAAATACTCTTTTAGAATAGAGATAGCTTTATTTTTACGTTTCGTGTCTCGACTAACTATAGATTTTGTAACTTCTCTCAAGAGAGCTTCGTATACAAATGCTGTATTTCTTTTTTTGTTATGTTTAGTCTTCATCGTTTTTTTCCAGATCACTTATAAGTTTTAGAATATCGTTATTTGTTTCCCTAATCAATATTTCTTCTGATTGCATAGATTCACCAACGGTTCCTCTAGAGAGCGGACCCATTTCACCAGACCACCCTTTAAATAGGTTTCTATCTGAGCTAGAGCCAACACTTTCTCCTGCACCAGCCAAATAGCTCCTAAGTCTTGCGCCGCCTCGGCGACCATCTAACTTAACTGTTTCATAGCCGTTATCGTTCCTTGATCCTGGTTCTGCCAGAAGGGGACCTTCGTCTTCAGGTGTCTCTGCTCCAGCATCAGTATCGCCGCCAAGGTCGCCGCCAAGGTCGTCGCCTAAGTCATCTCCGNCGCCGGCATCATCACCAAGACCACCTGCATCATCGCCGCCGCCACCCGCAGCAGCGGCAGTAACCGCCTCACCAGCGGCGGTGCCCATAGACTCAATAGAGGCAGCATGCTTTGAATCAGTATATTGCTCAAATTGCATTCTCTCTATTTCATCATCATCAAGTTTAAAAATGTTTTTATAAACCCATCTCTTTGAAAAATATCCCTCAGTTGCAGCGCCAGCAATTTCAAACCTAGAGCGAAGATGCTCAAGCTCTTGTAGTTCTGCAATTTTAGAAGGATTATTAAGAGTTAGTTTAAAATTAGTTAGATCTGTATTGCGATATCCAAGTGTAAACAAATGAATAATACATATTTTCTCAACTTCGGCGACAACAACTCTCTGGAGTCTTTGAATAGTTCTAGCAAAACGAATGTCTTTTTGTGCTAGCGTAGTCTTATCCTCCATAGCGTCTGATTGTGCCAAATAAGCCTTTGGGACCTTCAATGCAGAGAATAGTTTGTCCCGAAGATACTGTACATCCTCAATGTCGCCCGTAAATGATCCACCAGCAAGTGTTTCAATCCTGGATGAGTTACCGGCTCGGACAGGGATATAATAATCTTCATCAATACTCATAGCGTTGTAGCGAAGATCAACTCGTCCAGTGTCTCCATCCACAATCTGATTTCTTTTCATCTGGGTCTTGACCTGTTCAATATATTGCTCAACATCTTCCGCAGGAATATTACCAACATCAATATAAAATACCCGACGTTCAGGCGATCGAACAATACGGTAGGCCATCATAGCGTCTTCTAGTAATGTAAGCTGACGCCAGATTCTTCTGGATGGTTCTAGGACTGAAGTTCCGTAGGGAACGTACTTGTCGTTACCCAAGACCCTAAAGTGGGCTAACTGCCAGTTTTCAAATGTAACCCCCGGCTGTGAATCACCGCTCCAATAATACTGGACATAATTGGGGTTTGTCGGGTCCTTACCCTCTAGTCTTTCAACTTCTCGAACTGGAAGTGGAATAACATTAGTAATACCTATATCATCATCCACATCCAAATACAGGAAATAGTCGCCGTACTTGCACATGCTTCTTGCCCAACCAAACAAGTTTGAATCGATGTTCAACACAGTATAAAGCAACGTATGAATAATTTCTTTTATTTCTCTGTTGTGGCACTCAACATTTACCAAAGATGTTAGTTCCGAAGAGGTTGTTATCTCATCAGCATAAACATCTAGGGCAGAAGCAATTTCTGGCATATACTCCATTTGGTCAAAATCTGTATAACGAAGTTGTTTGTCACGATTAAGTAACACCTTACTCTGTAATCCAGAAAATGGGTTATAGTATTCTTTTTTCTTAAATTCCTTACCAGTGGCAGTAGTAAATTTATACTTAGTAACTGTCCTAGCCGTTGTTCTAGTGACAGCCGGCTGATTATAATCAACCAGGGGTCCGCTAAAGAGTCTAGTCAACCTCTTAAATAAGGAAGACTGTTGATTCCTTGGATTATTCTCATTGCTCTTGTTTTGATTACTATTGTCAGCCATTTCTATCCCTTAATTATCCACGACAAATCGTATTTCTTGCCGTCGTTTCCTTCAAAAGTGTTTTGTGGTTTACCTGTTGGTTTATATCCTTGCATACCTTCTATTTTTGTGTTGAAAGTACTGTTACTAACTGTAATACCACTGATCATCGCTTTTTTATACTCTATTTCTCTTTTATTTACCGTCAAAGCCGTATCTCTTACCCAACAACCAATACAAGATGCTATAACAAGATCATCGTTATAACCACGCATGGCTTGAGGTCGGCCATTATGCCAAACAAAAGTCTTTACCTCGTTAGCCAATCTCCTTGAGTTAATAGTAATTAGTTTGTTTCTAACGAATTCCTCAAACTTAGCTATAACAAGTGGTCTAGTTTTCATAGACATAGTAAATCCTGGAACACCACCGATAGCTTCTGCTGTAGCCTGATCTACATATTCATGAGTCGCTCGGACACTATAATATATATTACTATAACCAATCTCTTCAATGCGACTGAGAACGCCTATACCTAAAGAATTGTTCTCGATGACCAACAGAGCGTTATTATACTCTGAAGCCATGCTACAGAGATGAGGGGCAAACATATCGGGGGTTATCTTACCTTGATATTCCGCTACCTGTTGCATTGTCTGTAAGTCTAATATTTGACAGACACTAAAATCTGATCCGTCACCACGAGCAACATCAGCGACTGCAATATAATCTCGACCCTCCACGGGCTGTTCCCAGATCCAATAATTTCTATCAAAGCCCGTCCTATGATTAGGTTCACAGATATTTTCCAATATTCTTTTTAAATCGTCCCCATGAACGACAGTCTCTCCAGAAGCATTAAAGTTGCACTCTAACTCCTGGGCGATTTCTCGCTTGGACATATTACGAGTTTCTTTTATAAACCATTTTTCATCACGTTCTGGGTGGACTGTCCATGGCAATTTCATCGGATTGAAATCGTTCTTACCCTCTTCAGCTTCAACATAATTTTTATGGAACCAGTTGCCTACACCATACGGAGTACTGAGGGCTATACAAGTACCACCTGTTGATAGGGTAGGATAAAGCCCAGCCCACATTTCATCCAGACCTTCAACAATTGCAGCTTCATCAATCACGAGTAGCGAAAGTGCCTCAGAACGACCAGCGTCACCGGAGGTTGACGATGCCTTTACAACAGAGCCATTGGTCAACTCGAACGAGTTTCTATTATCAATAGCGATTGAAGCAATACGCAGCCAAGCAGGCAAGTTTTTATAAATCGCTTTAGACTTCTTGACTAAGTTAGCAGCAGTATTTAACTTAGTAGCTACAATCAAGATGTTTTTATCTCTATGAAACAACATCATCCAAGCGACATAGGACGCTACAGTGGTAGATATTCCTAACTGTCTAGCTTTGAGGATAATGTTGAAACGATGCTTTTTAAAATCCCGTAGAGCCTCTTCCTGAAACTCGTACATATCAAACGGTATAAGACCATGCAAAGGGTGTGATATCCTTGCATACTTATTAGAGAAATATACAGGATCCTTGCCGCAACGGACGATCTCTGCCATCATTTCTTTTTTAGTAAGGCTCATTTAGGCCTCTGGCGTATCTGGGTTCTTTGAAGCCTTGTCATTAGAAGGACGTTTGTCCGAGAACAGATCTAAGAACTTCTTAATTCCATCTTCGGTGTCGTCTTTGGAGGGTTGCTTTAATGTTTCAACATCTTCTGCACCGCCGATCTTATAGCGTTTAGTAGCCTGAACCCAGTTTCTAACTCTGGACGTGCTCTGAACCATAATATCAGCATCTGCAATCTCGGATAAGGTTACGGTCTCTTTCGTCACCTTCTTATACTCTTTCTTAAGGTACTTAACAATATCACCGAACTTTCTCTCGATCTCATTTTCAAATTGGGCTCTTGGATGGATCTCTTTCATCAATACTTCACCGTGATATGTGACAATGAGATTATCCGCAGCGAAGCGAACCCTAAATCCATCTATAAGACGGCTGTCCAGAACTGGATGTCCCTCTTCTCTGTTTAAACCTATTTTTTCGTCCATATTATCATAGCCATCATATGCATTTGCTGCGGCTTGACTCAACCCTCTTACTATGTCCAAAATATTAGCCATTTTTTTACTCTCCTATAAATTCTATAAATGTAAGCTTTGCAAGTTTTAAGAATTGTCTTGATTAACGGTGGTTTATATTCGCCATCTTGTGGTCGCCATCCGCTATTCCAACGATCCTCCCTAAACTCTACATAGTTAACATAACATTGCTCGCAACACTCAAACCTATTCATATATAGGTCGTCTCTTGATGAAAATGAATATGTTTTACAAACCGGGCAAGTTCTGTTTGGTTGCTCAGCGTTGTGCTTTTTCTTAATTTCAACATCACCGACCAAAAAAAACTTTTTACGGTCCTTAAGAGTTTGTAATTTTGTTCTTCTATTCTTAAGTTGAACTAAATAACTTTCCTCTCGTTCTGTCTCCCAGGTAGATCTAAAATCCTGTACTGCTTCTTTGCCGTATTTCTCTGATATCGCCTTTTCAACGGCGGCGACATAATTTAAATCTTTTTTCATTATTTCTGATATACTGCATGAACAATCCCTACAGAAAGTCCCGTCCCTAACAGTAAACCAGTGACAATTCCGACTGTTCCCCGATTTCTGTCAAACCATGAGTTGTTTTTATTAAGTTGTTCTTCTAGCTTGGTGATGGAACGAATGTACGTCACCTGCATCTGAGTGCAGACCTTTTGGTCCACCGAGCACTCGGCTATTTTAGCATTGGTATCAATTTTCTTTTGAAG